CATTTGTAAGGTCGACTTCTTTGACCTGTACGCCTGGTGATACTTGAAATGCCATACTTTTCTCCTGTTAATGTAAAAAGTTTGTTTTACTTGATATATTTATAACTTTAATAACTCTAACAATATATTTATTTAGGTTATTGTGAACCATCTATCTCCGTTTGAATCTACGAATGTTTCTTCTTCACCCTGTATTCCACCAAACACTCCTGCAGGTAGAATATCATCTTCTATCAACTTTTGTTGTTCTGAGTACAATAAGTCCTTAACTCTAGTATCTGTTAAGTGAAGAAAGTATTCTGTTGTTATAAACCATGCAAATAATACATTGTTCATAACCAAATCATCATTATAACCCCTATCAGCCTCATATGAGTTGCCTTTAATAACAAAGGTCATAAGTTCTGTTATTGTTGCTCTATCTACTATATTTAGTCGATTCTCTTCTAGTATTTCTTTCAGAGTAGAACAACCAATTCTCTTAATTCGTTTATTCATTGTCACACCGATATCTTCTGCCTTAGTTTGTCCTTGGGTAAAGACACTAGGGTATTCTATATCATAATGCAACTGTTGTGCGACCATACCACCTTCTGCGTTGTTTTCTATAATAACAAGTGCTTCGTTATATGGTCTAACATATTTATTAATTATGTCTGCCAACAACATAGGTGAGGTCGTATTATCTCTATAAACCAAGACTTGTTGGAATGGTTGAGACGAAACATCAAATATAGTAAATGTGGAATAATCTAATCCTTTACCTTGTGATACATCAACTGTACATATATAGTTATGATTTTCTATAGGTCTTTGGTAAAGATTTATTCCATCTTTAACCCAATCCGAATCTATAGACTTCAGACCCAATAATGTATTAGAATTAATAAGTGTAGAACCTGTTCCTAAGAATGAGTTCCCATACTCTTGTTCAAATTGTGCTTCTGAAGTGTTTGCAATTGTCTCTTTCTTCCATGCTTCATCTCTGCCTGGCACGTCATACCAGTTGATTGTGAATGATTTATATTCTGATTGGTCATGAACTGCACTCTCATATATCTTATGGAACATATTACCCACACCATTTGCAGTAGAGGTAATAATAACCTTTGAGTCTTTACCCGAGGTCACAACGGGATATGTTGCAGTATAGAATGTCTCTGCATCGTCTACGAATGCAAACTCATCTAAGTATAGTAGGTTAATTGACATACCACGAATAGAACTTGAAGAGGTTGCAGCTGCAACGACTTTACTATCATTTGCAAATTCAATAGACCCTTTGTTTAGAATCTTAACACCTGGCTGTAAGAAGAATGGTACAGACTCTAACATAGTGACAAGACGAGCAATCATCTCTCTTGCAATTGCACCCTTGTTAGCAAGGATTGCAACAGTCACTTCGGGGTGAAATAATAAAAACCATAATAGATATGCACAAGAAGTGATTGATTTACCACTTTGACGTGATGCAAGAACTACACTAAAACGAGAATCGTCATAGTGCTTTATTAATTTGTCTTGATATCCACGAAGTTTGAAAGGAACCATACCTTCGTCTAGTGATATAATTTGTGTATAATTTTCTATAAAATGACAAGGGTCTTTAGAACATTTTAGATATTCATCTAATTCTTCTTTTGCGTATTGAGTTTCAATACCCGCTCTTTTAATGAGATTATTTCCAAGATAACCTTCATTCTTATTAACTGTCATCTTTTTTACTTTCTTTCTTTAGAAACTTTTGAAGTTCTGAAGTAGAACCAACATATAAATGATTATGTTGTGTTTTTACACTCCCGTTTTCGTCTTCTAACTTCTTCAATTTGGTTTGAACGTCTAATAACTTCTCTGCAGTTTCACCTACAGTCTTTATTAACTGACCTGCAACTTCGTATGCACGAGGATTTTCAGTTTCTTTACAAACATCTAGAATACCGTCTATTGCGTCTTGTCCTCGTTCTACAAGACCATAGAGATTTTCTCTAGTGTACTTATAGTCCGTCTGAACATTATCTGACTGGGGTGGTTTTTTGATTACTTGAGTTGTTTCTTTCTTTATTTCTGAAGAAATGTCAAGAACATCATTTAATTTCGAGTCTATATCTTTTGCCATAATTAACTTGCATCGGTCACTTTATCTTCTGTAAATGTCGAAGGTGAACCATCATCATAAAAAGTCACGGTTTCTGCAACAACGAATGTATCGCCTGGGTCTACTGAACCTACAAATTTTAGGTTAGTTTTTGCATCTAATGTCACTGCAGCTGAAACCACTATTGATAGTTTGTTTTCTGTAATACTTGAAATAGTTGGATTGGTTGTTAAGTTTGTTCCAAATACTTCATCACCTACACTTATAGAACTATTTATTGCAGTTGCAAATGGTATTGTTGTGGAACTAGATACTGCAGTAGATGTTGTTTCTGCAAATGCAGGTTCATAGTGTTTTACTTCTTTCACTAGACCTGAACCATCTATTTGACTTGTTGTAAATAAACCACTTGTAGTATTAATGTATTCTCTTTCAATAACATTTTTAATAACTTTACCATTGTAAACAGGCCCGAAATAATTTAGTTTCATTGTAAAAGAAAGTGTATATTCTATAACTCTTCTTTCTGTAAAATCACCTTCATACGTATCCTCCATAGATACTGAATTTAGAATAATTGGAACATCTCTATAATCAGTCATTGAATCAATCATTTTCATAGTGACTGTATATTCAGGTTGAAAGTATGGTAAAATTTGTTCTATAATCTGTAATGCGTCTGACATATTCTTCGCTAAAACACTTAGATTAAACGATAGGTTGTAGGGTGCAGGTTGATACTGGTAAGACCTTTTAGTCGTGTCAGCGGTGTCTAAGGTGGTCTTCTGATGTCTTATAAGTTTGTTTTGCTGTCTTGTTGCATCATATTCATAACCACTAACTTCAAATGCTATACGAGGTAAACTAATTGCAGTTCTATTGTTATCATTTAGATTTGGTTCTTCTGCAAGTCTTTGTAAAAATTTCTGTTTAGGGCCGTATGATATAGGAACTTTCTGTTCTGTTAAAACAGTACCATCATCTTTTATTTTTTTAATGGTTATATTGTTAAATAGTGTTCCAAATATAGACACTGCACGTTTTGTTGTCTCATTATAAAAAAATGTACCAAACATTATGTGACCTCACCGAAAGGGTTGGTTTCTGAGAAGTCTAGATAGTTGTCTGCAGTATCTTCAAAGTCTTTATTTTGTGCATTTCCATCATTACCGAATGTTAGAACATCTTCTATAGATTGAATAGTATATTCTGCAGCTGAACTTGCACCAATTAAAACATCATTAACTGCAAGTGTTATTGTATTGTCTTTTACGGATAATAAATGATTTTGTGGAGACCATGAAACCACTTCCCCAACAACAACTCCATCTTTAGTGACATTCTCATTGACAGTATAATTACCACTACCAGTATTAAACATAGTTAATTTAACTTGATATGCTTGGTCTAGTTCTACTAAGTCTGCGTTTGTTCCAGTATCGAAATCTTCTCCACTATATTCAAACAATTCACATTGCAATTTGAATACAAATAGTTTACCCACTTGATAGAATGGATTTTCATGTTCAACAAATTTAATCTCAAACATTGAACCACTGAGAGGGAAATGTATTAAATCTCCTTCGTTAGGTCTTAGAGAAGTTGCAAGGTTAGAGTCCAGTGATATAAATCTCTCCCAAGTTCTTAAAGATATGACAAAGGTTGCAGTATCTCTTACTTGGACACCAAACTTACTAAAGAGGTCTCCCTCTCCTTCAAAGCCATCAGTATTTTCTATATACATTTCTACAGAATATGCATCACCGAATGTTGATTGCACGTCTTCACCAAGGATAGAGTCTTCCTCTACAATTTCTCTTGGTAGATAGAATGTTTCATGTCCATACATTCTCAATGATTCAACAACTAAATCTTCATATAAGTGTTGTTCAGTGGAAACTGCATGGTTAAAAAATACATTTGTTGGCATAATTTATCCCATTAAGTCCATGACTGGCATTTCAAAGTTCAGTCTTGACTCTTCTTCTAATCTTGTAATCTCTTCTTGTGCTTCTGTTTTAATTTGTTGTGCATCAAGTGTCACCCCACCTGGCAATGCGATACCTTGGAACTTAGATAAGTTTTCACCCCACTGATACTTAACTAATGCAGTTGCATACTTCTTAAGAAACATATCATTGTATATGTCTGTAAAGTCTGCAGGGTCTATTTTTCTATAACATTCTATAATAATGTACTCTCCAGCATTTAGTTTTGCAGTAGTGTAATCAATATACAATCTGTTTTGGTGTGCATTATATCTTATAGGTATTTGTCCTACTAACATATCATTTATTAACTTAATATGTTGTTGCACTTGTGAATAGTATAAAACACTTGTGGAAGTTAAATCCCAAAGGTCATTTAATCTTAACTGATATTGTATATCAAACATACTAGATGTTTGTCCTGAATTAAATGGGAATATTCGTAATACACTTAACACATGTTCGGGTAGTGTCACATAACTTTTACTCTCTCCGTAAGACTGACCTGCAATTGCTTGTGTTCCACTAGTAGAACCAGTAAGTGTATCATTTGTTTTAAATGAGTTAATTTCGTCTTGTGTTATTTCGTGTTTTAGATAAGTTTTGATAGAACCATTGTAATGATATTCATGAAAGTATTGTAGTGCTTCATCAATTCTATCATCTAATTGGTCGTCATCAACATTAATCTCCAATACTGGGGCTCCAAGTTTCCTTTTTATATAGTCTTTTAAGGTACTTTTTGATGTTGGTTCTGCCATAGTAATCCTGTAGTAAATTTGCGTCTACTACTATTTATATGAATTTAGAACCTATTCTTGGAAGTAAGTCTTAGATTGTAGACGGTCTATCTTTTCGTCTATCCTTGTCATAGTAGCCATGATTCTTTCAAAGTCTATTTCTATCTGTTCTCTAGTGACATATTCTTTTGCTAATTCTTCTCTTGTCTTGTTAACAAGTATATCTATTCTCTTTTGTTCAGATAAAAGATTTCTTATGAGAAAACCTAGTGGTGCTAACACGAATGTTATCATAAGGTTCCATAAGAGATGGGTGTTGATTACTATTTCCATACTACTATTTAGAATAGCTAGTCGGTCAAAAGTCTACCGTCTGAAGATATATTATAAACAAATTCATCGGGGTTATAGTTATCTATATTACCACTATGTCCTTCAGAAGAAGTGTATTTCATTTCTATATTAAATGATATTGAATATCTTTCTTTATCAGTTGGATTTGGTTCTACCATGTGCATGAGACCACTTGGAAAAAGAATTAACTTACCACTTTTAGGTTCATAACCTTTACTAGTAGGAGTTCTTGGAGAGTTGGGAAAATCTGAAACAACTTTAGGATTTGTATCAATCATTTCAATATGACCTTCGTCACCGTCTGCTTTTATATAGAATACACCACTGTACCAACAACCATTATGTAAGTGTGGTTTGTTCCATGCAAGTTTATCATTTATGTTTGCCCAAGAATTACCTATTTGCATTTGTGCTTTATTACGGTCTAATCCATGAAAAGGCCATATCTCGTCATAAAACATAGTTTGTATTCTATTCATTAATTTTTGAAATGCAGGATTAGACTCACAGCCGTCATGTGATTGCCAACCAGTATATGCATTAGATAGTCTTCTACCTTCGGGGTCTTTCCTTCTCATACCATCCATAGTATCTACAAGAAGGTCTAAATAATTTTGGTCTATACCTCTGTTCGGGTCTAAACTAGGGTCTAATAAATCTTTCTCAAATACAAAAGTTGGGAATAATAATCTAACTGCCATCGAAATCAAACTCCAATTGTGTTTCACTCTTTATATCTTCTATTTGGTTATGCATAGGACATTCAGGTGGTGGGGTCTCTTCACTATAAAATCTACCTTTTGGTTTCCAAAACTTACCTCTCCTATAACCACCAAATCCAGTTATAGTCTCATCTTCAAAATTGCTTATTTGAGACCATTCTTGCATAGATTTATTTGTAGGTTTATCTTCAAATTCTGAAGTTATTGTTGCACGATTCTTTATCCAAGATTCATGTGTATTAACAATATATGAGGCATTCCAAGTATCTCTTTTATATGGTATGATTTGACAAAGAGGAGTTCCTTTTGGTATTACAAAAGAATGGTCAACTTTAGGATAAAATATAATTTGTGCATTATCCATTCCAACATTAAATTCATCTGTATCTATTATTCCTTGCCAAGTTGCAAAATAATTATTTTGGAATAAGAATGGGTCTAGGTAAAAACAAGAATAGCCTGGTGGTGTTTTTATATTCCAAGGATTTCTCATTTTAAATGCATCTTTAGTTGGTTTACCACTACCTAAGTATTCAAATGCGTCTAGTGTTTGTGTTATTGGGTGACTAGTAGAATTGTATGAAGTATTATGTGGGTCTGCAGTTGCAGTAGTAGAAGTTCCCGAATCATATTTACTTACGCCATTTATAACTTCAATATCTCTATTTGCAAGTAGATACCAACCACTCTTTAACCAATCGTCCATTGCAGGACATGAACGAATAGTCTGTTGAACCACTCCTCTAACTATTTCACCAACTTTTGCTTTCTTCCACCAATCAGGTGATATAGAACTAGCAAGAACTGGTTTAAAGTCCCTAAGTGTTTCTTTATTATATGTGTGAAATTCTATCGTTGGCATGAAAAAATTCTTCTTCCTCTACTAATCTTACTTCGTCTCCCCTTAAAACAAGAGACCTTCTATCTATATATCGTGCTGAAGGAGAAGGTGCATCTGCACCATGTGGTATCCTTCCATCAAAAATTATTAATCTATTTGGTTTAAACTCAACTTCTGCAATTTGGTGATTGTCTATATGTTCTTGTCTACCATCTAATCCTTGTTGCATTTCATTATACAGCCTTAATGTTCCACCCCATTCTTTATTCCAAAACTTATTGGTATAATAAAGGAATGAGAGATTCCACTCATCTTCCTCTTGACAGTCTGCATGTGTTGTTCCTTGTAAACCTTGTGTTTGTGAGTTTAGTCCCATGTATTGAAATCTCTCCCACTTAAATCCAAATTCTGTTTGTAGTCTTCTGTTTAAATAGTAAGGAAATACTGTATGGAGTTTATCCATATTCTTTTCTAATTTCATGTCCTCTCTATAATAAGTTGCACCCCAAAAACTATGATGAGGTAGTCCTGTTGGACTTCCACTACTTACTTGATTAGTTTTAGACCAAAGGTTATTAGCAACTATGTAATCATCAAAATGGTGATGCAGTTCAGTTGCTAGATAGTTATCTAAGACATAAACATCTTTAAGTGGTAAATCTTTTATTTTAAAAGGTTCGTCTATGTGGACGACTTTTATGTCATCATACATGACTTATCTTTCGTGGTCAGGCAATAAACTTGCTATAGGAAGTTGGTTTATATATTCTTGAATATCTTTTAAATGGTCTTCTCTAGTTGCAAATATTTCATTTACTAACTGGTCATATATGACATACTGAGAATCAGTGTATTCCATTACTCTTCTTGCATTAGACCTATATGGGTGATTAGAGCCCTCTCTACCTGCAAAAGTGACTTCTGTTAAGTCTTCAAAACCATAGTTCCCCATAAAATCATCTATGTTTCCTTTAAGTTGAGTCATTAAGTCTTGTGCATATTGATTATTTAATGTAATTCCTACAGGAGGTTCAGAATTTTGAATATAGTTTTCAATGATTTCTTTTTCAGCCCCAGTGATATGTCTTTGTACTTGGTCGTCAAAACACTTTCCGTCTTCCCATTTTTCTATTATGACTTCAATATCGTCATATACCAATACATCAAAATCAAATCCAAGTTCAGGTTGGTCTGTATTTGCAAATTCATATTGTAAACCATTTGGTTTTCTGATTATTAACTTTTGGTCTTCTGTGTAAATTAGTGCGTTCATACTGTTATTATACCTCAATTATGTTTAAATTACAATAGATTTTTTACTTTATTATAATCTTCTAAGTTATTTATGTGACTAGAATCCATATCATTTATCCACGGGCCTCCCCTAGTATAATGGATTCCACTATAGTCCCACTTCACATCAGGGTTATCATACCCTTCAACAAATATATATTTTTCGGGTATAGGACTAATCTTATCAGTCCATTCAAATTGGTGTAATTGAGCTCCAGTCCATGTATTTACAACTTCGGGTGTTAACTTTTTACAGTCTTCATGTCCATTATTAAAGAACATCATTGAAGACCATAACTTACATGGGTAATCTATGTTCACTTCTCCGTCAAATTTAGTTTCGTCATGTTTTATTTGAGGATACTTAATACATGCAATTGCATCATCTGTATTTAAATAGTAAAACATGGGTAATAATGATTTACTAAAAATAAAATCATCATCTATAAACAAACTGAAACCTTCATAGTTTTCTAAGTAAGGGATTAAAAATCTACTATATGTAAACCATGTGGATTGATTTTCATATGGTCTTTTGTATTCAGGTATTTTGGATACATCTAAAAATTTAATTTCGGGTATAAACTTATTATAGTTTACAAGTCTTCCACCCCCAATAGATTGTTTTATAGACTTTAGTATGGATTCCTTACATACATTTTCTAATCCATTGTGTCTACTATCATAACCAATGTAGATATTCAATGGTTTTCCTTTTGCAAGTTTAGTGACTTTTTCACTATGTTCCCAAACATACTTTCTGAAATCAACATTACTAAAGTCTGCTTGGAACTCTATAGTTCCCATTGTCCATATTGCAGAAAGACCTTTGTATTTTGGTTTTCTAAATCCATTACAAACTTTATCTTGCCAGTACTCTAGACATTGCTTGACTGTTAATGGACTTGATGGTATAATATCATGTGAATCCCATAATAATAATTCGTGAGTTGGGTCTTCCATCTCTTCAAAACAACCTGAACGAACAGAGCCTGGGTGAATCATTAATTGTATTCTATCTCCACACATTTGTGTAAGACCTTGTATGGGTGCCCACAATCCTTCTTCTTGTATACTTTGAGTTAACCAATGTGCTTTTGCACTATGATAATACATTGAGTTCAATGCAACTGGAAAGTCTTCTGCTTCAAAATCCCCCTCTTCTAGTTCTTCTCCTGCATAGTCTCCAATATAAACTTCTTTATCATTTATAGGTTCTGATACTGCAAATTTTGTAGAAGGAGCGCCATGTTCATTAATAGAACCTGATGTATAAATTTCGGGTAAGAATCTATGATATGAGTTTGCTTGAAATCTGAGACCTTGCCAACCAATTAATTTACCGTCTCTTCTAAGTTGTTCTAAATCAGACCACTTACATAATTTAAGTGGAGGCATGTTTTCAAACATGTATTCAAGAATCTTAAAAAATTCAGATTCTTCGTCTATGTTAGATAAGTCGTTTAATGCACCTAAATGCCATTGGTCTATATCTCTTCTAGACCTATGGTCTAAATCTTTGAATGACTCGGGGAATGTTAAAAGTTCTTTTGTTTGCTCTAAGGTTTTTAATTTGTCCATAATATATTATATCCTCTCACACTTATTTAGTGTTTAAGAGGATATAGGTGTTCCTGGCCAGTTTTGTTGTAATGCACCGTCCCAACGGATAACAGGTGTTCTACCTTGTCTAGCATATGTTGCAGGTTGTCTGTTTTGATATGTAGTAGGCGTTTGACCTTGTCTTGCATATGTACTAGGTTGTCTGTTTTGATATGTAGTAGGCGTTTGACCTTGTCTTGCATATGTACCAGGCTGTCTGTTCTGATAAGTGAATGGTGTTCTTCCAGTTCTCTGATAAGTTCCAGGCTGTCTGTTCTGATAAGTGAATGGTGTTTGACTATTCCTTATATTAGGTTCTTGTGCATTTACAGGATTTCTATAGATTACAGGTTGTCTATTCTGATAAGTGAATGGTGTTCTACCTTGTCTTGCATATGTAAATGGACTTCTATGTTGATAGGTAAACGGTGTTCTACCTTGTCTTGCATATGTAAATGGTGTTTGACTATTCCTTATATTAGGTTCTTGTGCAGATACAGGGTTTCTGTATGTAAATGGTTGTCTATTATTATAAGTAAATGGCAACTGATATCCAACAGGGTTTCTGTATGTAAATGGTTGTCTATTATTATAAGTAAATGGCAACTGATATCCAACAGGGTTTCTGTATGTAAATGGAGACCTATGGTTATATGTGTTAGGTTGTCTTGCATTAGCAATATATGGAACCCTATAGGTAAACGGATTCCTATAGATTACAGGTTGTCTTGCATTAGCAATATATGGAACCCTATATGTAAATGGATTTCTATAGATTACAGGTTGTCTTGCATTGGCAATATACGGAACCCTATAGGTAAACGGATTCCTATAAATTACAGGTTGTCTAGCATTTCCTATATTTGGTTGTTGGGTATTTCCTATTGCCATTTGTTTATTTTCCTATTATACCGCTGTTAAGTATGGGCAAGCATCTGTTAAAGTCCAAACTTCACTACCACCTTCTACTACTGGTAGTCCGTATGACATTGCAATTGCTTCATTAATTCTATCTGTTTCCAACATTTCAAAATGTTCTGTTGCATTTACAGTATCAACTTCTCCACCTACAGTGTAATTTGTAAGTGGGAATGTACATGATACACTATAATCCACACCATTACATGTGACTGTTGGAAGAGGACTTCTTACATAAAAATTTTGTCCATCTATTGTTTGTGTTGTTATTGACATTTATTATACTCCATTAAAATAATGCTAATGTGGCGCTATTACCGTTAAAAATTATATGAGTTGGGAATTGTGATGCGACAATAGGCATACTTCCACTCCACAATGCATTGCCTGGTGTCATAGGCGAACCATTTGGCGTAAAGGTTGCATAAGGTATATTTGTAGTGGTTCCACCACTAATAATTTGAAGGTAAGAAAATTGAGAACTAAATGTTATTGTAGGTGCAAAGTTCCCAAGATTCAGTGTACCTGATGTACTAGAATTATATGAACGATTCAACCAATATTGTCTCATAATATATTGATAGCCTGGAGTACTTGAAGGAATCGCAGGCCAAGGACTTGAACCAAATGCACCTCCATATTGCGTTGGCGCAACTGGATTTTGACTTCTAAATCCATCATAATAGTACGAATAACTAGACAATAAACCACCTGTCACTGGATACGGGCCCCAAACTGCAGGGTCGGGATAAGTGTATGTAGTTGGACTTCTAAAACTGTATGTAAATGGACTCTGTTTACTACTAGGTGACTGAGCATTCGCAGGGTATCTAGCATTGTATGTGAACGGACTCTGTTTACTACTAGGTGACTGAGCATTTGCAGGATATCTAGCATTGTATGTAAATGGACTCTGTTTATTACTAGGTGACTGAGCATTTGCAGGATACCTAGCATTGTAAGTGAAAGGACTCTGTCTATTTCTTATATTAGGTTGTTGAGCAGAAACAGGGTTTCTGTATCCTCTTGGGCTTCTAGCATTTGCAATATAAGGTGTTTGACCATTTACAGGGTTTCTATATCCTCTTGGAGTTCTAGCATTTGCAATATAAGGTGTTTGACCATTTACAGGGTTTCTGTATGTAAATGGAGACCTATGTTGATAAGTAGCAGGTTGTCTTGCATTAGCAATATAAGGATAAGGTTGTTGTGCTGACCTAATATTAGGTTCTTGTGCAGATGCAATATAAGGATATGCTTGTTGAGCAGATGCAATATAAGGCGACTGTTTATTTGAAGGATTTTGATATGTAAACGGCGACCTATGTTGATAAGTAGCAGGTTGTCTTGCATTCGCAATATATGGAGTCTGACTGTTTGCTATGTACGGATACGGTTGCTGTGCGTCTGCGATATATGGGGTCTGACTATTAGCAATATACGGATAAGGATTTTGTGCATTAGCAATATATGGAGTCTGAGCATTTGCGATATACGGATAAGGATTTTGTGCGTTAGCAATGTAAGGAGTTTGACTATTTGCAATGTATGGGTATGGTTGTTGAACAGATTGTTGACCTGATGCATTATTCCACCCTGTAGGGGTCTTTACATATATTTGGTCAACAGCTTTCCATGTTGTAGAACCTGTTTTTACCCAACCACCCTGAGTTGAATTCCAACCCGAAGGTGTTTTTACCTTTTGTGACCCTGTTGCCATATTCTATATTACCTTAAAAAGTTAAAAAATCCTATACTCTAATTAAGAGTATAGAACCCATAAATCACCAACTGCACCATCACTACCTGTAGGAGATGAAGTTGACTGATATATGTTTCTCACATATCCACCTGAGTTCGATGTATTACTAGTTGTAATTGTTCCTAGTGTTGCATTAGAACCACTCTCATATTTAGTGTTTAAGGCAGTCTGTAATCCGTCAACATTTGCAATCGTATGATTATGTGAATCATCTGCAACTGCAGCTGTAATTGTAATGTCTGCAGTACCATTAAATGATGCAGAACCTGAAAGGTCTCCACCCAAAGTAATTGTTCTTCCAGTCGTTAACTGAGCAGCACTAGATGCAGTAGAAGCGTTTCCTGTTAATGAACCTTCAAAAGAAGATGCCTTAACATTATGTGAACCAAATGTCCACTCGTCTTCTGACTCGTCCCATAGTAAAGATACATTAGTTGATGTTCCTCTTTCTACTTCAAGACCAGCGTCTTCACTAGGTGTTCCAGTCACATCATTGTTAACAACAACAATGTTATCTGAGACATTAAGGGTTGCAGTGTTAACAGTAGTTGTTGTGCCGTTTACAGTCAAGTCACCTGAAAGTGTGAGGTCTCCAAAAGATACGTTATCAGAAGTTCCAACTGCCTGTCCAATACTAATTGCACCACCACTGAATCCAACACCAGTACCTGCACTTAAATGAGCACGTGTCTCAGCAGCACTTGGGCCTGTATATGTTATTACACCAGTACCACTATTATATGCAAGTGAACCATCTCCACCTGAATCGGTGACTGATAATTTACCTCTTACTTGTGAATCACTAATACCTGAGTATGTAATTACACCAGTAGAATTATCGTATGATAATGAACCGTCTCCTGCATTATCAGTGACTGATACTAATCCTCTTACTTCTGCGTCTGTTCTTTCTGTAAATGAGAATGCACCTGTTGAACTGTTATATGATAAATCACCACCTGCAGATACTAAACCTCTGATATCACCGTCTGATAAACCAGCAAGTGTAAGTGTTCCGTTTGTATCGTCATATGTAGAAGTGATGTTTGTTCCACCAACTACTAATCCATTTACGATATCTTCTATTTCTTCTTGTGTTTTACCTGAAGAGTTAATTGTAAGTGTTCCAGCAGCATCGTCATATGATGTTGTTATGTTAGTACCAGCAGTAATTAATGCATTTACTCTATCATCAACTCTTTCTGAAGTATGATATAAATTTCCATTTTCTGATATATCACCAGTGTCTAGTGTGACTGCACTACCTAAAGCAGTTGCATTTGAGTTGATTGTAATTGAACTATTAGCAAGTTTTGCGTTTGAGATAGAACCCGCCAACATAGCGTCTGTAATACCTAATGCTTTTACTTGAAGTGTGTCTGAACTTGTTTCGATTGAACTATCATCAACATTTACTGCAAGTGATAATGCACCTGTAGTTCCACCACCTGATAAACCGTCTCCAGCAGTGACACTTTCGATATCACCTGCATCATTAGTGAATGATATTACACCAGTTGTAGAGTTATAGGATAAATCTCCACTTGCACTAATTGCTGCTCTTGCTCTTGCAGTTGTATGATAAAGGTTGGTTGAACCTTCTGTAATCTCGTCTGTATTATCTTTTGTTAAGATACTTGCATCAACATATGCTTTAATTGATTGTTGAGTGGCGGCATGAGTTGCTGAGTTTGAAGACATGTCGTCTTCATCTTTGAAGTTGATTGCAATGTCGTCTGCATTTACAGTGATACCTGTACCAGCACCGATATTAAGTGTTGCATCACCTGAAGTTGCAGTACCAGTTAAACCAGCACCTGCGTTTACTCCTGTGATGTCACCTTGTTGACCATTAATTGTTAATGTATTACCAGCGTCATCATATGTTAATGATATTCCTGTTCCTGCTGTTAATAGACTATTAACTCTATCGTCAATTGATTCTGTTATTGCAGTACCTGTTAAAGCACCAGCACTAGTTATAACTTCTACACCACCAACAGATAGACCGTTCTTAATATTAAAATTCTTTTCTCCAGCCATTATAATGTTCCTCCATCAATCTGAACATTTGCCAGAGTTTTTGATGTAGATGCATCTGATAAATGCGTGTCTACTAATGAATTAGCGTAGTACTTAGCGGAACCTTCTGCAAGATTATCAGTTGTTAAATCTGAAATTGCAGCTGCAACGATTTTACCTGATGAATTGATTACTTCGGTTGTTCCGACACTGACTCCGTATTCTACTACAAATTTGTTTTGTGTTGCCATTTTTTCATGTGTCCTATTTTGAAAAATTACTTTATCTACATACTATTTAGAAGATAGTGTTCTCCATAAAGGTATGTTTTAGATTAAACTTTTAATAAATTTCTACTTATTTTAAATGCAGTTGAAGAAGCTGATGCAGGAGTGACTCTTAATCTTACATTTCCTGAATTAGTATCAACAGAAAGATTAAACAATGAAGTATTTGTATAGATATCTCCAAACTGAGAAAAATAAGCATTAGTAGAATTATGTATTACCATAACTTCTGTTGCATGGTAGTTAGTCCCTTGTGATGCTTGTATATGATACTTTGCACTTCTATAACTTAGTAGAGGAAATGTATCTAAATCCACTTCAGTTGTTGCAGTTGTTGTTAAATTTTGGTCTGCGTCCATTCTCAAATTACTTAAAGAGAGTGGGCCCACTGCAGTTAACTGACCTGTTGCTTCTATATCACCAGCTTTAAAGTCTGCATATGCATAACCTGTTCCACTAATGTTTACTGTATTTCCTGGCTCAACTTCTAAACCGTCAAATAATTTCCAAGTTGAATCAGTTGCGTCTCTAAAAAGACCTGTAAATTCACTTGCACCATCTGATAGACCGTCATCATAGTTTCCGTATATACCTATGTCAATAATATCACTTGTAGTGTTTCCACTTGCAAGTTCAAACATTGAATCAGTGACTGAAACTGTTGTCGAGTCAATTGTTAAACTAGTTCCTTGAACAGTAAAGTTTCCAGTGACTGTTAAGTCTCCGTCTACGGTGCTGTTGTCTAAGGATTGAAACCCTAAATCAGTAAAGAACTTAGTTTTAGTTGCCATAATACTATTTATATAAAAAAAGAGGGGGACTTAGTCCCCCTCTAAAATAATTCTATTTTATTTCGCTTAAGCGTCTACTGTCAATCTATCAAACTTTACAACTGTTGAACTAGATGATGCAGGTGTACATAATAGTCTCAAGTTTGAGCCTGATATGTCTGCATCAAAAGTTGCAAGACTTTTAGATTTCATAGTTCCGTATTGAGTTAACGTGACGGCCGAACCATCGTGAACAACAACAAGTTCTGAAGAGTGAAAATCACTTCCCTCTGACATTGCAATAACATATCTTGCAGCTCTGAAATCTGCGTGAGCAAATGTATCGAGTGCAAATTCTGTAGTTGCAGTTTTTGTTGCGTTTCCTGATGTTCTATCCTTCGATTTGACTTTCTTAGTAGTCGTAATCTCATCGTTGTCTACATCAAATTGTATACCACGAATTAACTCAGCGATTTTAAATGCGTTAGTTTTCGCCATGTTTTACTCCTTATGAAAGTCTAATTTGGAAGGTTTTAAATGTTGTATTTGTATTTGCAGGTGTGACTAATAATCTCATGTTTCCACTATCTATATCACTTGAAAGTGAGAATAATGAAGAACTTGAGAATGCATCACCGTATTGTACAAAGTACGCATTTGAACCATCGTTAATTAATAATACTTCAGTCGCATGAGTTCCAGCACTAGCATGAGATGCCATTACGACATACTTAATTGCTTTATTACCAGTTGCGTTTGAACTCAAGACTTGGTCAGCCGTAGTTGCAGTCAATTCACTTGTTGTGAAGAAACCTTGAACTAAGTTTGAAATCGAAGTCTGAGCGACTACCTCTAAAACATCTCCTGAAACTGCAGTTGCTTGTAGTGTAATTGAACTAGTAGAAGTTCTTGCATAGTCGTCTCCGACAACAAGTTTAATACCGTTCAGGTAAACCTGTTCTAAACCAAGTGTATACGATAAAGATGTTCCGTTATCGTCATTACCTGAGAATAGAGTTTGGTTTCCAGTCACACTATAAGTAAATGTAGTGACACCAGTAGAAGGTGCGTCTGTGAAACCTATGGTTCCACTTCCGTTAGTGGACAATAGTTGTCCACTTGTACCATCACTGGTTGGGAATGTTAATGCATCATTTATTGTTAGAGAGGCTGGGTTAGACCCAACTTCCACAACAGCAGCGCTTCCATCGTTCTTTTCAGTGTAAAACCTACCGTGGTAAGTATTTACAGCAAGTTCCCCTAGTGATAAATCACTAGTCGCAGGGACTTCGTTCTGAGTCGAACTTCTTTTAAATTGGATTACTGTTGCCATTTTACTCTCCTATTGAATTGGTTGATTGAACTATTTTAATTAAAATGTTCCACCATCAATAGCTGTAATTGCAACATCACCTGAAGTGAGTGTGAAATTAGCAGAGTCAAATGAAGCAATACCTTTTACTGAATCAGTTGCATCTTTAATAGATACAGCACCACTTGAAACATCAAAGATAGCAGAAGCAAAACTTGCGATACCTTTATTAGATGTTGTAGCGTCTTCTGCAGACAATGTGATTGCACCGTCAGCGTTAGTCACATCAAGTCCTTCACCAGCAGTTAAAGTTGCAAGTTCCATGTCTCCATTAGTACCATTACCAATCATTAACTGTCCAGCTGTTGGAGCTGCACCGTCTAATGAAGTAATTGAACCACTTAGAGCAAGACCAGTTGCTTCTAATCCACCGAATACTGCGTCCATTGCTGTTCCACTGAATACAGATGAACTATCTGTTGCAGCTTTTAATGCAGTAAATTTCTGAGTATTTTCGTCCATACCGAAGAAACCAAGTTTAGCAGCTCCATCGTTATATTTGAATTTAATACCACGGTCTAGATTATCATCTGAACTATCTGAACCAATTTCAAACACTGGGTCTGCAATTGATACTGTTGTTGAATCTACAGTTGTTGTTGTTCCTTGAACTGTTAAGTTTCCAGTGATTGTAGCATTACCTGCAACACTGATGTTTGTAGATGTGATATCATCAGATGTAAGTGTTCCATCAACGTCTACGTTGTTGAAAGTCACGTTATCTGTTGTTGCAACTGCCTGACCAATAGCGAAAGTCGCTGCTTGACCTGATACAGAAGTTGTCACACCAGTTCCACCAGTAAATGTGATTGACTGAGAGTCTAAGTCGACTGCACCAGTTCCTGAATCACCAGCAAGGTCTAAGTCCTGTGCTGTCACTTGTGAATCTACATATGCTTTAACAGATTGTTGAGAAGGAACTTTAACTGCAGAGTCTGAAGCCATGTTGTCTTCGTCTACAAAGAAGTCAATATTTCCAACTTGAACTGCGTTAGCAGCGATTGTGACTGCACCACTTGATGCCATAGTCACGTCACCACTCATTGATACGTTGTCAAAAGAATTACTTCCGTCATGAACAAGTAGTTGTCCACCTGTTGGAGAAGAAATATCTGAATCCGTTGCACCTGCAAGTGTTGATGTTGTTGATAAGAATGATAAGTTTCCACTACCGTCTGTACCAATTACTTGGTTTGCAGAACCGTCTGCAGTTGGAAGTGTGAATGTTGTTGAAGCACCTAATGTATCGGCAGCTTTCAATGCAACGAAGTTTGTTCCGTTGTCTGAATCTTCCAATAACTGTACACTTGCACCAGCAGTTGCACCATTACCAACCTTAAGGTTAGATGGAGTTGCTTTTGCACCGTCCAAGATGTCCGTGTAGTATTTACCACCGACTTCGTGAATAGCTGCAGCTCCTAATGAGTCTACTGATTCTATGTATAACTTAGCACTTGCACCATCATTCGACCTATCCTGAACGTACGCCAATTCACCTTCTGATAAATCAGATACTGCAGGAGCAGCCGAACCCGTACTTCTTTTAATTTGAATTACTGTTGCCATTTTTATTTTCCTATAAAAAAGTTATGTTATTTTAAATGACCCGTCACTTTCGGGGTCGTGATTTCATAATATATTTCTGTCCACTCACAATGTGGGTCGTTGTCTCAATGTCGACAACCTTGATTTGTATTAGTATTTAGACAATCAAAATGTCCCACCGTCTATAGAAGTGGTAGTTGTCCATTTATCAGAAGAGGCATCATATGAAAGAAGTCCGTCATCTGTTTCTGTTGCATTTACATCTGCAAGTTCGTTTAAATTTTTAGTTGATAT